ACGGCGGCCCAGGCCACCTTTGCCGGCGCGGTCAGTGAGACAGGAGCGGCGGCAGACACGCCGGCCTCGACCGCCCAGCTTGTCGCGGCGGTCAGCGAGACGGGCGCAGCGACGGACGCGCCGGCTGCCCAGGGAACCTTCCCCGTGACGGTCACGGAAAGTGCGGCGGCGACGGACAGCCAGGCGTCCACGGGATCCTTCCAGGCCGCGTGGTCGGATGCACTGACTGCAGCCGAGACGCTCGGCGTCATCGTCGGACACTTCGTCGCCGGGTTCTTCTACGAGGTGAAGGCCGGCGCCCAGGCGACGGTCGGAGCCGTCGGCCGGGTCACGTCGATTGCTTCGGCCGCCGGCGCTGCCGTCGTTGGGACGGTCAGTCGAATGTTCAAAGTGTCGCCAAACGACCGCACGGGGAGACCCAGACGATGAATGGCGACCTTCGGCTTCAGGATCCGCAGGAGACCCTCGACCACTCCCTGGACTGGTCGGACTTCCTGGGGACGGACACCATCGCGACGTCGACCTGGTCGGTCACGCCGACGGGCCCAACGCTGGCGAATACGTCCAACACGACGACCACGGCCACGGTGTTCATGTCGGGCGTCACCCTGCGGGCGATCTACGCCCTGTCGAACAAGATCGTGACGACGGCGGGCCGAACGGCTGAACGCAGCCTGACGATCCGGGGGTTCAGCGAATGACGCCGATCCTGGTCACGCCGCCAGCCAAGCTGCCCGTCAGTCTGGCTGAAGTTCGCGAGCAGCTTCGCATCGACCATGTCGAGGACGACGCCACTCTCGCGGGCCTGATCGAGGCAGCGACGGAGCTGGTGGAAGTCCACTTGAACCAGGCGCTGATCACGCGGACCTACAAGGGCTATCTGGATCAGTGGCCGGAGGTTCAATACGTCCGCCGCGTCTGGTCGAACTACCCTTGGCCGATCGTGCGCGACAGCCTCGAGTTGCCCCGCGCGCCGCTCCAGAGCGTGACGTCGATCAAGACCTATGACGACAGCGACACGCCCACGACGTTCTCGGCCGCCAGCTACTACGTCGACACGTCCAGCGTGGTCGGACGCATCGCGCTTCGCACGGGCGCGGCTTGGCCGCAGCCGACGCGCACGGCCAACGGCATCGAGATCACCTGGACCGCCGGCTATGGCGACAACCCGGGCGACATCCCGCCCCGCTACCGCCTGGCGATCATCGTCACGGTCGGCTGGCTGTCTGAGCAACGCGGCGACGAAGGGTCGCCGAAAGTCCTTCCCACGTCCGCCGAGGCTCTCCTCGGCGACCGCATCGTCGCCATCTAGACAAGGAACATCCCTATGCCCGGCACAGAGTTCACGGCAGCCGTCCGGCTGTCCGGTCAATACCGCGCGTCGTCCGGCCTGCCGGTCCCCGGCGTGGTCAACCTCAACATCGAGCGCGCCATCAACTTCGTCACCGGCACCGGCGCCGGCGCGGTCGGTGACACGCTCTATGAAGCCGCGATCAGCATCGCCGCTTCCGGCACGTCCACCCTGGACCTGAACGCCGGCGGTCTGACCGACGCCTTCGGCAACACGATCAACCTGCTCAAGGTCAAGGGCATCCTGATCTTCGCCGACAGCACCAACACGAACGACATCGTGTTCGGCAACGCGGCGGCGACGCAGTTCGTGGGGCCGATGGGCGCCGCGGCTCACACCATCGCGGTGCGGCCGGGCGGCGTGTTCTGCGACATCGACCCGGGCGCCGGCTGGACCATCGTTGCGGCCACGTCGGACAACATCAAGCTGGCGAACTCCGGCGCCGGCACGTCGGTCACGGGTCAGCTCTATATCTGGGGCGCCACGGCCTAATGTGGGTGAGGTTCACGCGGGAGTTCGATTGGCAGCCGCCGGCCGAATACCGCGTGACCATCGCCTATATGCCGGGGATGCGGTGTTCCGTCACCGCTGACTGCGCGAAGGCCGCTGTTGCCCATGGCGCGGCTGTCGCTCTGAAGACACCGAAACGAGATCACGCGGCGGCCTTGAAGGCTGATCCGTACTGGAGGGCCGATGCCGACCGCCCGTGATCTACGCCAACGCATCCGGGTTGACCGGCGCAGCCAGACACCGACGGCCCGCGGCGGCCTGGGCGACTGGGCGACGCTGATCGACAGCCGGCGCGCCTCGCTCAAGCCGCGACCCGTCGGCGGCGACGAGACGGTTCTAGCGGCGCGGGTGCAAGGCACGGCGTTGTTCGACTGCTGGGTCCGCTACGACTCCGACACCGCGACGATCCGGCCTGATGACCGCGTTGTGGATCTTCGGGACACGTCGCGGGTGTTCAACGTCCGGTTTGCCCAGGACATGGACGGCCGGCGGACCTGGCTGCTGATGCAGCTGCAACTCGGCGTCGCGGAGGGCTGATCGATGGTGCGGGCCTCCGTTCGTTTCACCAACACCGAATATGTTTCTGTGGAGGGCGTGGAGCGCATGACGGCCCGCGCCAACGCCATCCCGGCGGCGGTGCGCGAACGGGTGCAGGTGGCTCTGCGTCAGGGCGCGGCGGACATCGTGGCAACCCTGCGCGCAGTGGCGCCGGTCAGCGATCTGGACAGTCACCCGGGCGAACTCCGGGAGAACATCCACGCAGAGGACGGGCCGCTGATCAGCGTTGATGTCATGGTCGATCCGCCCGGCAAGGACGGGAAGGGCTACGCGCCCCACGTCGAATATGGTCACGTCGCAGCGAACGGGACGCACGTTCCGGCCCAGCCGTTCTTTTGGCCTGCGCTTCGCACCCGCCGCCGGGCGATGCGGAACAAGATCAACACGGCCTCGCGCAACGCCATCAAGGCGGCTGTGGGGTCCGGTCAATGAGTGACGATCCGGCCGACGCCCTTCAGGTCGCCATCCGCGCCGCCCTGCTGGCCGACAGCCGCGTTCAGGCAGCGTTCGGGACGGCCAGCGTCGCGGTCTGGGACACGGTGCCGGTGGACGCCACAGGGCGCGTCCTGACGGCGGCGTTCCCCTACATCACGCTCGGCGACGGCGACCAGGTCATCGGCCAGGACACAAGCTGCGGGCCGCTTTCGGAGGTCTATGTCCAGATCAACGTCTGGTCCCGCAAGACAGACGGGGCGGAGGTTCGGGGCATCGCCGCGGCAGTCCGCCACGCCCTGCAAAACCCTCTCGACCTGGATGGTCACACCCAAGTCACCCGGCGCTTCGAAAGCGCCCTCTATCGGCGTGAGCCGGACGGACTGACCCGCCGGGCGGTCCTGACGTTCCGGTTCGACACCGCCCCCAACCTCTAAGCGCCGGCCTGCCGTCGCCTTCACCAGCCCCGTCGAGATGACGCGGCACTTCCCTTGACGGAGAAACCACATGCCTTTTGTTGCGCCCGTTGCGGGTGAGTCGCTGCTGATCAAGGTCGGCGACGGCGCCACCCCGGAGACGTTCACCCACCCCTGTCTGATCAACACCGACCGGGCCTTCGAGGGGTCGGCGAACACGACCACGACCGAAGTGGCCGACTGCGCCACGCCGTCCAACCCGGCCAAGACCGTGCGTGTGGTCAAGTCGGTCGACTACAAGGTCAGCGGCGCCGGCGTCCTCGACGCCACGTCGGCGAATGCATACTGGGCCTGGCTCGCCGCCGGGACCGCCAAGAACGTGAAGATCGTTCAGAACCTCGCGGGCTCTGCCGGCGGCTGGACGCAGACCATTCCGATGGTCCTGACGGGCTTCTCGATCTCCGGCACCCGCGGCGACAAGCAGACCTGCACCATCAGCCTGATGGCGGCCGACGCGGCTGTCCTCGCCACCAACGCCGGTTAATCGCTTGGCGCGTAGCGGCGAGATCATCCTTGCTTTCGGCGGCGAGGACCGGACGTTCGGCCTTCGGATCGGGCAGATGCGGGCGATCGAGGAAAAGACGGGGGCATCGCTCCCCGAAATCCTCACCGCCCTGCATCCCCTGGTTCAGAGCATCCGGTCCAAGCTGACCTTCGCGCAGATCCTGTCGAACGGCCTGATGGGCGCCTGGCGGATCGACTACTATCGCGAGGTCATCCTGCAGGGCCTGATCGGCGGGGGCGAAAGCCCGACCGCCGCCACGGCGCTGGTCACGAACTACGTCGACCCCTATTCCCCGCTGGAGAGCATCCCCGTGGCCTACGAGGTGCTGATGGCGTGGATGGCCGGCCTGAACGAGGAGCCCCTTCCCGTGGGGGAGCCCCAGCCGGCGAAGGCGAAGCGGGCCCGAAAGCCCGCACAAAGTTCGCCGGCCTCTACGCACGCGGCGGCATGATGGGCTGGACGCCCGCCCAGGTGGACGCCTGTTTCCTGTGGGACTTCATGGCGACGTTCGAGGGCTGGAAGCAGTTCAACGCCGCGCCGTCCGCTCCGGCGGCGCCTACGGACGCCGACTTCGAGGCTGCCGTTCTGGCCGACATGAGCTCGACCATCCACTAGGTTGCAAACGTCGCGCCCGGGCATATCCTCACGAGCATGAAAAACGCTCTCGCGCTGCTCGCACTGGTCGCTCTGGCGGGGTGCGATGTGGGTCCGCCGCCGATGCGGCGGGTGGACTACGAGGTGTCCGGCAATGCCACGGCGGCCGACATCACGATGACGAACGCCCAGGGCGGCACGGAGCAGGGCCGGTATCGCCTGCCGTTCCGCCGGACGTTTCAGGCGCCCGTCGGGGCGTTCGTTTACATCTCCGCTCAGAACGAGGGCGGGGGGCCGGTGATTGCCTGCTCCATCGGCGTGGACGGCATGGACTACAAGTCGTCCATGTCTTCGGGCCGCTACATGATCGCGACCTGCAACGGGCAGGTCGAACCGCCCGGCTAGACTTCCTTCCATTCAGTGAGGCGTCATGAACGAATCCATCGACATGGCGCGCCTGGTCGTTCGTCTGGACGCCGACATCACGCGCCTTGAAGCGGGCTTGTCCCGCGCGGTTCGGAAGTCGCAGCAGACGGCCCACGAAATCGAGCGGTCAGGTATGGGCGAGGCCATCGCCAATATCATGACCTCCTCGCGCGCGCGGATCATGGAAGAGGGCGCGGCCAGCCTCGGCGTCCTTGGCTCCGGCCTTGAGGCCATCGGCCCGGCCGGCCTGGCTGCCGCTGCCGGCGTCGGTGTCATGGCGGCGGCCGTTGAACAGGCCATGCGAACGGCGGAATGGGCCGAGAGCCTTCTTGATACCGCCGACGCCCTGCACCTCACCGCGGAACAGATGCAGGCGGTGGACTTCGCAGCGACGGCGGCCGGTGTGCCCCTCGATCAGATGCGGACGTCCATGCAGGCCCTGAACATCGCCATGGGTCAGGCGCAGGCCGGCGGGCGTATGGGGCGCCGGATGCAGGAGGTGTTTACGGCCCTGGGCGTGGATCCTGCGACTATCTCGCGGATGCACGATGTCACCGACCTTCTGCCCCTGCTGGCGGACGGCCTGCATCGGCTTTCGGAAAGCGCGCCTGCCGAGGCGTCGGCCTTGGGCTCGCGTCTCGGCCTGACTCCTGAGGTCCTTTCGATGATGGAGCAGGGCAGGGCCCGGATTGAAGACCTGATCACCGCCGCCCATCGCTACGGCCTGGTGATCGACGAAGACATGATCCGCAAGGGTTCGGAAGCCGCCGACCAGATGCGAGAGACATCGGCTATCATCGACGCCGAACTGCGCGCGGCCTTCATCAACCTGGCGCCGGCCATCACGGACGTGGCGACGGCTATCGCGCATGTGGCGGAGAACATCGGCGGCATAGTGCAGTCGTCCGCCGACGCCATTCGCGGCCTTCACGGAATCGCCAATGCGCTTTCTGGTCTTCGCCTTCCCAGCTGGCTGATGCCGGCGCCCGGGGTTGGAGGACGTGTCGGGTTCGCGCTCAACACCGCCGCCACAGGCTTCATCCCCGGCTACGCATTGCTTTCGGGGGCGGCGCAATACGGCCAAGCACAGAGCGCAGCAGACCGCGCGGCCGACTTGCACAATGGCGTCATGGATCTGATGGCGAACGGCCTGCATCCTCAGACGCACACAACTGACATCCTCAACCACACCGCTGGCGCAGGCTCCTCCCGCCGCCGCGCCGGCGGACGCTCGGGCGGCACGGCCCGCATCGTCGCGTTGCCCTATGCCAACGGCATTGGCGCGCAGTCGGCGGACAGGTCGGCCCTTGTGGACGCCTCACCTGATCGGCTGCGGGACATCACGATCGACACCTCTGGCCTTCGAGACGTCGCCGGCGAAATCCAGCGCGGGCTTGATGAACGCCACGAGCAGCTCGTCCAGCAATGGCAGGGGGTCATCCAGGGCGGCCTCGAGGCGGCGATCCACGGCGGCTGGCGCGGTCTCGCCCAGTATATGGCCCAGCAGCTTGAACAGGCGCTGGTCAACAGTCTGGCTTCGACGCTCGCGAACATGTTTGCGCCGAACTCGGTAGGCAGCGGAGGCATCGGCAGCTTCATTGCGGCCATCTTCGCGGGCTCGCCCAGGTTTGCCAGCGGCGGCATCACGCCCGGCGGGCCGGTCTGGGTCGGCGAGTATGGCAAGGAGCTGGTGAACCTCCCGCGCGGGTCGCAGGTTCTCAGCCACGCTACCAGCATGGGCGGGATGCCGACCCGTCAGGGAACGGTCGTCAATCAGACCATCAACCTGAACGCAGACGGCGCGGTCCTCGCGGGCGAGCTGGTCCAGCACCTTCAATCGTTCAGCGTTCAGGCGGCAAGCGCGGCCTTCAACGGCGCGCGGGTGACAATCCCGAACGACCTTCAACGCCGCGCGATGCGGAGGCTTGCCTGATGGCTGTCGCCCTTCCGACGCTTCCCACGATCTGGGAAGCCAAGCCGCGCCTGGTGCAGTTCAACACCATGCTGACGCCGACCCTGGGCGGCCCGGAACAGCGTGTCCAGCGCATGGGGACGCGGTTTGCGGTGGACATCACCCTGCCGGCCCTGAACGCGACCAGCGCCCGGGCGGTTCTGGCGGCCGTCCTGAAAGCGCAGAGCCTCGGGTCAACCGTGACGGTGGCGTGGCCTCAATTGTCGTTCACCACGGCCATCGGAACGCCGCTGGTCAATGGTGCGTCGCAAACCGGGTCGAGCCTGATCATCGACGGCCTGACGCCGTCGGTCACGATCCCGGCGGGCGTGTTCTTTTCCATGACCGTGTCGGGGCGCAGCTACCTCTACGCCGTGACGGATGCCGTGACCGCGAACGGTTCAGGCCAGGCCACCCTGTCAATCGCGCCGATGTTGCGGGCATCGCCGGCCGACAACGCCGCCCTCAGCTTTGCCACGCCGACCATTGAGGGCTTCCTGCCCGACAGCGCGGCGTCCTGGTCGCTGGAAATGCTGACGAGCTCGTCCTTCACCCTGTCCATCCAGGAAGTCCAGTAGATGGCCCTTGATGCATCCTTCAAGGCGGCGCTTCAGGCTGACGCGCCGACGATCTTCCATTGCGTCGAACTGCTCCTGCCGTCTTCGGTGACGATCCGCCTTCTGGACGGGGCCGGCACGGTGACGTTCTCGTCCAAAACCTTCAGCGGCCTCGACGCCACCTATGGCACGGTCTCCGGGATCCAGAACTTTTCGGACGGCATGGGGGCAGAAGCCCCGCAGCTGACGTTCGACATTCTGCCGCCCTCCAACTCGGCCGCCGCGACCCTGGCCGCGACCGCGGCGCAGGGCTCCACCGTCAACCTCTGGATGGGGGCAGTGAACGTCTCGACCGGCGCCGTGATCGGTGCGCCGGAACTGCTTTTCTCCGGCGTCATTGACGTGCCGTCCCTGATCATCGGCAAGAACACCCGCAGGGTGCAGTTCGACTGCGTCTCGATCTTTGAGCGGTTCTTCGAGGGCGACGAGGGGCTTGAGATGTCCAACGCCTCGCACCAGGCAATCTGGCCGGGCGAGACCGGCTTCGACATGGTCACCGACACGGAACGGCAGCTTCCCTGGGGCTCGGACGCGCCCCGGCCTTCCAGTGTCACGAACCCGGCCACATCGACCCCGTCGTGGGTGTTCCAGGGCTATGGCGGCATCGGGTCGGTCGCGAACCAGATGGGCATTTACTGACCATGTCAGACCTTCTGAAGCGCCGGGACGCCGTCGACCAGGTCATCGCGCGCTTCAACAATCAGCCCCTGATCTGGGGTCGCTTCGACTGCGCCCGGCTGGCGGCTGCAATGGCGAAGGCGAGAGGCCACAAGGTTCGTCTTTCGGCGTTCGGCCAGTACACGACGCCGGCGGCTGCCAAGGCGGCCCTGCGGCGCAAGGGCTACGATGACCTCCCCGAAGCCATCGACGCAATGGGGTTTGAACGGATCGCGCCGGCCTGGTGTCTCCCCGGCGATGTCATCGGGTTCCTGCCCCAGCCGGACCCTGACGATCCGCTTCCAGGAGACGATTTCACGACCCTCTGCATCTGGGTCGGGAATGGCCGCGTGCTGGGGTTCCATGCCGGAACCGGCGTCTGCTGCATCGTCCAGCCTGACTATAGCGGCGCCAAGAGCCCGCCCGTAGCCTGGAGGCTCTAGCGTGCCTTTCATTCCTGCCGCCATTGCCGCCGCGAGCGCGGCGATCACGTCTATCGGGGCCGCGGTGACGGCGGCGGCGGCGACTGTTCTGACCACGATCGGCGTTCCGTTGGCGATGGCAAAGGGCATCGCGATCGCAGCGGTCGCCCTTGCGGGTCAGCTGGCTATTACCGCGGGAGTGACCTACGCGGTCACGGCGCTAACAACGCCGAAGGTCCACTCGCGAGGTAGTCCGACATCGTTCAAGGCGGACCCTTCAGCCGGCATCCCGTATGCCTTCGGTCGGACAGGCGTTGGTGGGAACATCGTCGCCGCGCTGACCAGCTACGGCGACAAGAACAAGTTTCTGCACTACGTCGTGGCGCTGTCCGGCGGCGGGCCGATTGACAGCATCGAGTCCTTCAAGGCGAACGGCGAGGCGGTGACGTTTTCCTCGACCGTGGCGTCGGGCGGGACGTTCTCCGGCAAGATGGGGATGACGACGCAGCTCGGCGCGTCCACGGATCCCGTGCTGGCCTCGCCCACGGGCTTCGGCACCGTCCCGGAGTGGGACGGGGCGCACAAGATGACCGGCTACGCAGCGGCCCGCTGGGCGCTGCAATACGATGCCAAGGTCTATCCCACCGGGACGCCGAAGCCGCTCTGGGTGATCAAGGGCGCGCTCTGCTACGACCCGCGGCTGGACAGCACCTATCCGGGCGGCTCTGGCTCTCACCGACTGGCGACGCCATCGACCTGGGCATGGTCTGAAAACCCTTGGATCAACGCTCTTCAGTTCATCATCGGCCAGACCCAGAATGGCAAGCGGGTGATCGGGGTCGGCGCACCATCGACGTCGATCGACTGGGCGGCGTTCGTCGAGGCGGCGAACATCGCCGACGCAAACTCCTGGACCATTGGCGGTCAGGTCAGCTCGAAAGACGACAAGTGGCAGGTTCTGCAGGCCATGGCGCAGGCCGGCGGCGGTCAAATCGTCCGCCAGGGTGCGTTGATCTCCTGCGTGGTTCAGACTCCCCGGTCCTCGATCGGCACCATCACGGGCGCAGACGTGATCGGCGAGGTGACGGTCCCCGGGACGCCGCCGCGGCGCAACCGCATCAACACCGTCCTCTATCGCTACTCCGAGGAAACGCACGACTGGGCGCTGGTCGTGGCCAGTCCGGTCAGCGTGTCGACCTACGTGTCGGCGGACGGGGATACCCGCACTCGGTCGGTCGATATGCCGCTAGTCACGGCCGTCAACCAGGGCGCCCAGCTGGCCGCCTACGGCATCTATGACAGCCGCGAGCTCGGCCCCATCACGCTCCCGCTGAAGCCCTACCTGATGGGGTTGAAGGCCGGCGATGTCGTGACGGTCAACGAGCCGGAGTTCGGCCTGAACAGCCAGGACGTTCTGATCCTGACCCGGCAGCGCGATCCGCAGACCGGCTGTCCGACCTTCACCTGCCGGACGGAGACCTACGCCAAGCACGCCGCGGCGCTGGCGGTCACGGGGACCGCGCCGCCCACACCAACCCTGACCGGCATCGACCTGACCAACATCCCCGCGCCGGGCTCTGGCGCATGGGCGGCGGCAGGGGCCGCCCTGGTTTCAGGCGGCGTGGCGTCGCCGGCCATTCTGGTGACGGGCGCATCCGACAACGCCACGGCCGAGAGCCTGGTCGTGGAGATGAAGCCGCACTCGGGCGGAAGCTGGGCGACGGTCGGCGAATATCCACTCCCGACCACGACGCGGATCGAGATCTTCAGCGTCACGTCGGCGGCGTCCTACGATCTGCGCCTCAGTTACCGGGTGCGCGGGGTGCTGTCGGGCAACACGCTGGCTATAAACAACGTGACCGCCGGAACCTTCGCTGGTTCTGGAGCCGGGGCGGATGTCACGCCGGATGCGGTCAACTGGGCGAACGTCTCCGTGACGTCGTCCAGTCCGGCCTCGGTCTCCAATGCCGCCCAGACCATCAGCGGCATCTCGACATCGATCGTGCTGACGATCACCTACACCGGCTCGGGTGTGATTAAGTACGGCCAGAACGGCGGCGCCCTGACGACCATCTCATCGGGCGGGACCATCACCGTCTCGTCTGGCGACACGCTCTATTTCAACGCCAGCCGGACGGGCGGGGCGGGCACGGACAGCGGCACGGTGACCGTGACCAACACGAGCGACTCGAGCACTGTGCTCGACACCTTCACCTACTCCTGCACGGTCTCGGCCAGCGACGTCACGCCCGACGCGGTCAACTGGACCAACATCGCCGCTCACAACCCAGTCGCGGCGGTCGGGTCGAACGCGAACCAGACCATCAGCGGCATCACGGCGGCCATCACGCTGCGCTTCGAAGATGACAACAGTTGGAGCGCCGACGCCTACGAGTATTCCAAGAACAACGGGGCTTGGACGGCTTTCGGGCTGGGCACGAACACCCTGTCGATGAGCAACGGCGACACCCTGAAGTTCAGGGTCACCAGCACGACGTCCCTGACCGGGACCATCAGTGTCTACAACGACACTGACGGGGCGGCTCTGCTCGACACCTTCTTCTACTCGCTCGACATCTACTAGGGAGGGCCGAATGGCTGAACAGACGGAAATCCAGGAGACCGTGCATCGGATCCAGGCGAAACTGGTTCGCCTTGAGGCGGTCGCCCGGCTGATCGGCGACGTGCGCCTGACGAAGGTATCCGCCGAGCTCCACGAGGAACTGCTGAAGACCCTGCGGGCCTTCGAGGCCCACAGCAACCTTCCGCCCCAGACCATCCGGCCGTTCGACGGCGATCCGAAGCCGCCACACTGATGTCGGTCTGGCTGAACCCCATCGTCGTCAGCTTCGGCATCGCCTGCGCCGGCGTGCTGATCCTGACGCTCGCCACCATGCGCTGGCATCACGACCAGGCCACGGTCGGCATCGGTCTCCTGCTGCTCGCCCTCTGGGCCTTCAGCAAGGTGTCGATCCTGGCCGTGGGCTACTGGCCGACGGCCGCCGCCGGCCCGGTGGTGAACACCGTTGCGGTGATCATCTGCATGTTGAGCTGGGTCGCCCAGCCGCGGTGGTGGAAACTGGCGCTCGCCCTGCTGATGGAGGTCAAGGCGGTGATCCATGCCCTGTTCTGGGCGATGGCCGAGCCGTCCTACGCCCAGACCTACGGCTACATCCTCACCCTGAACCTGATCTTCGCAGCGGAACTGGCCTGCGTGTCGATGCCGGGAGGCCGTGTTGCTGCAAGCCTGGTTGGCGATTGGCTGTCTCGTCGTGGTGCTGATCGTCGTCACGGCGTGCATCAAGCGGGTGGTGCGACATGACCGAGGGCGTTCTTCAGAAGATCTCTGAGGTAGATCACCGCCTCAGCCTCCACGAGGCCACCTGCCTTGAGCAGTCGAAGGCCAACGGCGTGGCGCTGGTCGCCCTGCAGGACGGCCACAAGGTGATCATCGCCCGGCTGGACGGCTTGAACGCCGCCGGCTGGCGGCTCGTCGCCGCCGTCCTGCTGCCGCTCGTCGGACTGTTCGCCTGGCTGTTCGTCCAGGTGTGGCCGACGCACTCCGAGGGCGCCTACACGGCGGCCGACGCCGCCCGCGATCGGGCGGAGATCGAGGCCCGCGCCGCGGCGCGGGACCAGGCCATGCTGCAGGCCATCCAGAGGATGTCGAAATGACCTACGCCCTCGGCGCCCGCAGTATTGCGTTCTCGGCCCATGTCGACCCGGCCCTCATGGCTGTCGTGCGGTCGGCAATTTCTGTCTCCGAGATCGACTTCGGAATGACTGAGGATCAGTCGCGTACGGTCGCCCAGCAGGCGGCCAAGGTCGCCGCGGGCGTCAGTCACGTCCGCCCCGGCCCGGCTGCCCGGCACATGATCCAGCCGGATGGGTTCTCCAAGGCTGTCGACCTTGTGCCGTGGGTCGATGGCCGCTTCCAGTGGGGCGACGGTCAGTGGCGGATCCACACGGCGGACGGGCGCACGCTCGACGCCTTCTTCGCCATCGCAGCCGCGATGCGTCAGGCGGCCATCGCCCACAAGACGAAGATCAGATGGGGCGCCGTGTGGGATCGGGCGCTGAACGACCTCCCGGCAGATGCCGCCGGCCTCCGCGCCGAGGTCGAACGCTACAAAGCGCGCCACGCCGGACCTGACTTCCTGGATGGCCCGCACTTCGAGCTGCCGCTGTGACGGCGCCCGACCAGGTCCTCGGCGCCATCGCCATCATCGCCGTCCTTTTCGGCCTCGCGATCTGGGCCGCCCTCAAGTTCACCAGCAATGGAGACGACCAGTGATCGACCTTGCACCCCTCCTGACCCAGGTGGTCATCCCCATCGCCGCGCCGGCCGTCGCTGCCGCCGCGACCTGGGCCTTCGCCGCCATCGCCGCGCACTTCCACATCAAGGTGCAGGACAGCCAGCGCGTCCTGATCAACGAGGTGATCAACCGCGGCATCGCCTACGCCACATCCAAGGCGCCCTCGACGATCAACGTGACGACCGGCAGCGCCATCACCGACATGGCGGCGTCCTACGCCCTGTCCCATGCCCCCGGCGCCCTGCGGTCCCTCGGCGTCACGCCGGACAGCCTGCGCCAGATGGTCGAGGCCCGGCTTCCGACTGGCCCGGCCACTGTCGAACTGACCGTCCCGCCGTACTGACGCCATCTGCCGGTGCGCCTTACCCGCCGGCTGATCTGGTGCGAGGGCGCGCCAGGAAACGCCCGCCGCCTCTTACCCCGAGCGGCGGGCGTTTTGCTGTCTGGACCGTGGAACTATCCTGCTAAGCCACGGGAATCGTTGATGCGTCCAGAGCATGAACAGTTCCACGCGGACGAGCGATTTCAACACCGACCTACCGCTTAGAAGGCAGCCGCTCTATCCAGTTGAGCTATGGGGTCTCGGGCGCGGAAGCCGTTGCGCTGTAAGGCGCGGCGGTAGTGTCCGATGGGGATGCCGTGGCCGACCAGTTCGTCATCATCCAGCATGGAGTAGACGATTTCCGGGTCGGACTTCGGGCCGTCGTCTGCGTAGTCCGCGAACGGCCTCAGAGCCGCTTCCGCCCTCTCCAGCCTCTCGATCAGCGCGAGGATCGCCGTGGGGGAGGCGGCGGCGATCCAGGCGGCGTTGGCGTCTCGTTGGGCACGATCTGGTCCCGGCCCTTCTGTGTAGCTGTGGAGATCGGCCAGCAGATGGCCGTCGGCGTAGAGGTAGGCGCAAAGACCAGTCTGGCTGATCCTGCGCCACCACTCCCCCGGTGTCGCTTTGCTGGCGAGGGCGCGGAACTCAGTGAGGGTCATCGGTCTTCATCCTTCGGCGGGTTGGCGATCCACGCCTCCAGCTCCCGCACCCGCATCACCAGCGCCTTGACCCGATCCGGGGAGGCGGCGGCAAGAAACTTCGCATCGTCGTAGTTCGTCCGAACCTCGGCAACGGTCACGAGCGGGTCCAATCCGGGGGCCACAATGGCGGCCTTCATCTTGACGTAGAGCGAGTCCCACGCCTCCCACGGTCCAGGTGTGGCGGCGTCGCAGAGCGCAATCAGTTCGTCATCAGTCTCGGTCATCGGCTGCACTCCCGAAGTTTGGCGCGAAGGTCCTTGATCGTCTCAAGCAGGGCGATCACCCGATCCGGGCTGGCGGCGGCGATGAAGGCGGCGTTCCGCTCGACCTGCTCTCTCGGAAGGGGGTCGTCCTCATCTTCGTCGGAGAACGTGCAAGAGGCGATAAACTGCCACTCATAGGCTTCCAGCCCGGCTTGGACGATGGACAGTTCAAAACTCAGTGGGTCCTCAACAACCCACGGCCCCTGTGTCGCCGCCTCCGCGAGGGCGAGCAGTTCGTCGTCTGTGGTGGTGGTCATCACTTATCCTCCGAAGCCCAGATTGCTATTGCCAAAAAGATGAGCAGGCTCAGGGCGGCAACCGACATAACGAAACCAAAAGCGGCCAAGGCGCTCATCGCTCAGTCTCCAGCGGCTCGGTTGAAAGGGCGGCGAGGGCTGCGCGCATGGCGGCGACCCACAATGCCTGATGCTCGTTCGCGCTCCACTTGCCGTGCGGGGTCGTGAGCCTCGTGTAGAACCGCTGCGCAGCCCGCTCGACTGCCGCATCATCCCACCCGCTCGCTGTGGGAGGGGTGGGGCGGGCTTCCAACTCCTTCACCCGCATCACCAGCGCCTTGACCCGATCCGGTGAGGCGGCGGCGAGGAAGCGGGCATTGGCCTCGCCCTCGGGACGCTCCCACACGATAGACATTCCTTTGATGGTCAAGCGGATGTTGGGCGACGGCGCGACCCATCCCCACGCATGGCCATCTGTCGTCGTGTGCCGGTTGCGGAAGGTCCGCCACGGCCCTGGTGTCGCCGCCTCCGCCAGCTTTAGCAGTTCGTCGTCTGTGGTGGTGGTCATGGGGTGGGCTCCGGTGTGCTGAAGTAGCGCCGCCGCTTGGTGTCGTAGGAAAGGCGTCCGGGGTTGGCGGTTCCCCACGCGCGAATATCCACGGATGCCTGCGGGGTGCTGATGCCGAACATGCTCACAAGGTCGGCACGGCAAATCCCCTCGGGAAGGCGCGCGCTCAGGTAGGCTTGGCGCTTGTCCTTGTCGGTGGCTGACCACGCCCATAGGCACGATGCTGCCACGTCGCGGATCATGCCGGGGTCGTGCGCGGCTGTGACCGCGAGTTGAGCGTCACCGGCTTTGCAAAGCGCCATTGCCGAACGGAGAATGTCTCGGCTCATCGCTCAGTCTCCAGCGGCTCTGTGGGAGGGGTGGGGCGGGCGGCGAGCATGGCGACTGCTGCGTCTCCCATCCGGTCGATCACGTCTTGATCTTGGTCGCGGTCCGGCGTGGTCCAGAACATCCCTTCGCCGTTGCGCGCGTCAGCCACACCCTGAACAAAGTCCACCCACCCATCTGGCAGGGACGGGAGGAGGGCCATGATGGCGTCGGCTTTGGCGAGCGAACGCCTTTGCTCAAGTCGCTGGTCATCTGGATGCCAGTCAGGATCGCCAGTGAAGCCGTGCCGTTGCCACGCGCCGCCGTCGATGATCCGAGCGATCTGTTCGCGCAGGGGCAGGGTGTCAGTCATTGGTCGGCTCCTTTCAGGGCGGCTCGGAGGCGGTCGCGAACGTTGAACATCGACCTGTCGCAGTTCGGGCAGTAACAAGCAGCGTCATCACGGCGGCAGGTCACTTCCTCCTCGGCGTCACGAACAAGCGCCTCAAGGCTCTTGCACCGCTCTTGCAGGGTGCGGAGGGCGGTGGCGGCTTTGGTGTGATAGTCGCCGGTCTGACCCAATCCGGGGCCGTCCAAACGCCGCGCGGCCTCCTCGTGCCACGCGATCAGCGCATCAACATCGGGCTCAGTCATCGACGGGCTCCAGGTAGAGCGTGTTCACCGTGTCAGGTGGTGCGCCTTCGCGCTCCGGGAGGACCCAAGCCCATTTTCCCCGAAGGCCGATGACGGTGCCGTAAAGGGTATCGGTGCCAATGTTCTTCACCTTGGAACCCACCTCCAGCGGTCGCGGGGCGCGCTCGATGTGGTCGATCACGCTGGGCGGAAACTCGAAGCGGCCGACGGTGACGCTGCCGTCTATCGACACACGGTCCACCATCATCGGCTTCAGGTGAACGATGTCTCCGGGCCCCGCCTCGGATAGCGGGATGTTCTTCGGGTCACTCATATTCCGGCGCTCCTACAAGGCCGCAATGGCCGCTACGTTCAGGGTTGATCCGGCGATACCGAGTGATGATCGGGCCACCGTAAGAGACGACCGGGCCGACTAGTTCCCATCCGTCTCCCTCCGGGCGTGGGGCATCCTTTAGCGTGTCTTCGAAGTGCATGACGGGGCCTTCCCAACGCCACGCCATGCACTTCGACCCAAGGCACGGAACCGCACGACCTGGCCCGGCACCGAAGAAACAAGCCTTCGTTGCTGCTTCGTCTTCGGTCATTGGTCTTTCTCCATTTCTTGCTCGGCGATGGCGATGGCGGCGCGGGCGTTCTCCCACTTGATGCGGACGGTGTAGTAGTCGTCATCGTCGCGCTTAGTGCAGAGGCCCCGCAGCGCCTCCAGTAGCTTCAACGCCGTCGAGGGGGTGATCATCGGTCGGTCTCCGTATCAGGAGCGCGCTGCTCCCAGGTGGGGCAGGATTGGCCGTCGTCGGGGGACATTTTTCGTCGATCATCCACGTCGCCGTGAACGACCACACTGTCTGGAAACAGTGGGAGCGGGGCGCCGCAGCGGTAGAGGTCTGGGTCGCGCCATACGAGCCGCCCCCGATATTCGCACGACCGGCAGGATTGGGGTGAGGGCATCAGGTGGTCTCCATCAGGGTGGTGAGGCCGAACCCATATTCCTCAACGTCGGCCACCAGGGCCGCCAGACAGGCCAGTTCAACGCCAACCGGCGTTCCTGCCGTGGCCTCGGCGTCCATCAGTTCCGAAATGCGCTGATAGACACGCTCGCCGACCGCGCGTTCAACGGTCTCAACGGCATTCGGCACGGTAGAACGGACGGCGAGCATGGCGCTGACGGCGATGCGCAGGTCGTCGCGGAGAGTCTGACAACACTCCGGCACGTCGTAGTAGACGTGGCAAACACCGTCAGCGAGAGCGTAGTTCCCCGGCTCGTAGGCATCGGCGAGGGCTTCCAGGCGGCCCTTGGTCGCTAGCCATTCATCAGGAAGGTCGGGGTCACTCATGCGCCTACTCCAAATTGGCTGTTGTCATCTTCCCAACGCTCAAGAACGGCGTCGGCGCAGTCGTCGCAGATCAGTTCGCCAGTCATCTCGTAGGCTTCGACGTTGACGCTGGCGAAATCGTCGCCCGACGCGCCGCACTCAGCGCAAGCGGACAGGGTGTGAAAGACGTATGGTTTCCGGCTCATCGCCCCGCCTCGAAATCGCTGAACAGCCTCACGCCCAAACCTCGGCAGTCAGGGTCGCTTCCAGAAAGTCGAGGATACGCAGCGTCTCGCGGGCCTTCGGTGTGTCGGGATATTCCTTCGCGACGTGGGCGCGGAACTCGGCCAGGGTGAACGTCCTGCATCCAGCGCGGACGCAATCGCCGGTCTCGGTGGCGAAGATCAGGAACTCGTAGCCGTCCGACCGATAGACCCGACCCTTGAGGGCGCTGATGACGTGTTCGGGCTTGTCCTTCGTGCCGCGCAGGTAGGCCCCGCGCAGGTTGGCACCGCTCAGGTTGGCACCGCTCAGGTCGGCCCCGCGCAGGTTGGCACCGCTCAGGTCGGCCCCGCGCAGGTCGGCCCCGCGCAGGTTGGCACC